GGCGTAAACAAGGCTGTGATGGGCACGCCTGATGAAGATGCTGTTTGCGCTACGGAAAGAGTAGCCGTTGGCGAAGCTGTGCCAATCCCTAAACGAAAGTTCGTATCGTCCCAAAAGAACTTGGCATTGTCTTGGGCAAGGACACCGGCTGGACCAACAAATAAAACAGAACCCTGTGTCGCACTAGTAATCGTGTCACCAATGGCTAGTGTTAAAGAACCAGTCACGGATAAAAGGAGCCGACCGCTTGAATCAACTTGAACTGGACACACCAAACCAGTCGTTGCATCAACCGCTAAAAGGGTTGGACGTGAGTTTGCATCTCTTGGCGCGTTTCCATCGGGTGCTGCCATATAGTTTAGCTAAATGTTCCTAAAAGATTTCCAGTCGAATTTTCAATCAAACATGCTTGCGTAGTACCGGAAGGATTTTGACCAAGCATTGATCTAACATCATTTGCATCGCTGGCTGCATTCGTTTGAGTTACCGTGATAGACCCAGAAGCCGCTACAATGCTCGCCAATAGATAGCCCGTTGCATGGTCGATTTGAAGTGGAACAACTGTACCGCTGGGATTCACTCCTTTAGCTGGTGGTACGCTGTTCGCATCGGGAGCGAAATTATCTATTTGTGGCATATTTGGTTTTCATTAGATCGAGGGCCGATTTTAACTTCTGACGATCATCAGCGATCTTACTTTCAAGGACTTTCAATTCCTTTCGTTTCTCATCCACCAGAAGTTCTTGAGCATTCAAATCATCTCGATCGTGATCTAAGGCTTGATATTTACGTTCTAACTTCTCCTCCTCATGGGCTACTGCATCACATCGTACTTGTGTTTCTTCTCTTAACTTTTTAGCTTCCGCTTGAGCAAGCTTTACTTTTTGCTCTGCGCTTGTCTTGAGAGAAATAGCATTGGCTTTTTCTTTCGAGGCAACCGCCAATGATGTTTTGGCCTCACGTAAGGTTTGTTCTACTTGTTCGTGAAGTTGGCTTGTTTGAAACTCCTTAGATGCGATCTCTTGCATCCTAACCTCCAACCACTCGGCTTTCGCCTTTAGACTTGTCTCAAACTCTTGTAGAGGCTCAAGGGCTTTAGATTTACGTTTCTCAAGCTCCCAAACAGTCGTTTCGAGGGCATTCTTGCTTATAGTTAGAGGTTCTATGAAGGCTTTATAATCACGTTCATTCGTGAGTTTCTTTAGTTTCAATTCATCATTGAGGCGGTTCAGATCGTTCGTCTTTTCAGCAAGAGCCTTGGTAATTTTTACCGTCTCCAAAATTACAGCGGCCTTTTGCTCGTCGTAATCTTTTTGAACTTCTTTCTTGCTGAAAAGTTGCATAAGACTTCTATTAAGTTGTTACGCCTTCAAACTCTTCTGACTGCTTCACCCCTACAACTGCTTTAGGTGGACGTCCCATACGTTTCTTTGGGACCGAAACCTCATCTACAACTGGAGCCGGCAGAGCCACACCAGCTAACGATGAAGGAATCGTCAGAGCTTTCATTGTGTACTGTTCAACCAAATTGGGGTGGCGTGTGTCCCAAATTTGCGTTTTACCTTTTCGAGCCAAGCGTGGATTGCTTTTCAGACCAATATAATGAATAGCGATATCACGAGCAAAGTGTCGTGGAATACTTTCGTTCAAGAGCAAACGGCCCATCTCGTCATCATCATCGGAATCGATTGAAACGCGATAGACGCAACCTGCCTTAAACGTGTAGTTACGACTGTCCCATTTACCGGTGAAATCGTGATCCATGTAGTTATAGACCACTTGATTTTTAGGATAGACAGGACGAGCTTGTTTCTTTCCATTTACCATGGTTGTTGCAACGGTCGGTGATTGACCGCTCATTTTATTCATGGCTTCGGCAACTTGCTTTTGAATCTCGGCATTCATTTCTTGAGGTGTCATATTATTCCCTGAATAATCTCCCGATGTTAGCAAGGTGGCAGGGATGCGGGACATCCTTTTCGAGGATCAGTCTAGCCACCTTGTATTTCCTTCTTGAGAACTAGCTCAAGTTGAGGAAAGCCATTTGATAATCTGTCGAGGTAAGCGTCTGCATGGCGTAGCCGACGTTTACGAGCGTGGAAGCCCATGTCTTCAGCGCACCTGCAGTCGCACCGGAAGGAGCAAGAGCAAGACCAACGGCTGTGCTGGAATCGTTCAACACGTTGCATGGTCCTTTAACCTGCAACCAACCGTAGTAAAGTTGAGTGCCAACTACAGAAGCCGAGAGAGGATAAATACACACACCTGCTGGAATGCCAGTAGCGGTCGTTGGGGAAACAATCGTGCCCGAGAATGGGTTCAAGATCATATCGACAACCGAACTAGCTGTAATCGCAACTTGCAAAGGATCAGCCAGCGTCAAGACAACAGTGGTTGAGAGAGCAGCCGCTGGATGAGAAGCGATCTTGTAGGAGTAACCTTGACCTGGTGCCGAGATGACGGACAAGAAACCTTCCGAATATTGGTTGGCAGTAATCGCGTTCGTACCACCAAGAGCAACGCTCACCTGTGTAGCGCCGATTGCGGCCGCGACTGGTGTCAAACCTTGTTCGGTCGTTACCTGAACAGGGCCTTGTTGAAGTTTGCCTGGAATACTCGCTACGGTGCCATTTTGGCAATAACGAAATTCCGAACCGTTGTTTGAATACATCTTGGTGCCAAGGGCAACAAGTTCTGTAAGGTCTTGGTTGAATGGGCCGTTAGATGGCGCGGTCAACGCGGGACCTGTGAAAGCTGTAGCTGGAGCAATAGCCATAAAATAAACTTTTGTGTGAATTAGGAAATTGGAGTAGCGAGCGTTCCTGAACCGTAGATCGTTCCCGTTACAAACCACTGGGTCGTAGAGAGGCCGATATAGGTTAAGATCGTACCGATCAAACCACCAGTGGTTGTACCGCTCATGGTAATTGTCGAGTTTGATGTACCGTTGGCCGCGAAACCAGCCGGAGATGCTGTGGCGATGCTAAGCACCTCAACGGCACCCAAAATGAATTGGGAACCGGTCGCGAAAGTTGCGACGGAATCACCAACCGATGTGACCGAGGTGGTAACCAGGAAAGTAAACTCGAGACCTTTCGCTGCTGTCGGCAGGACGTATGCCTTTCCAGCAGCAGTATCAAACAGGAAGATTTGACCGCTTTGAGCAGCCGTGAGAGCCAAGCCGGCGGCTGAACCATTAACGGCGTATGTGCCCTGAGTGGTACCATTGATAGTTGTGCCAGCAGGAAGTTTTACGCTTGTAACAGTTGAGAAATCTACTAACGAACCAGTGCTCGTAATAGTACCGGTCGTTGTAGCATTCTTGGCCGTGTTCCAACCGTCCCACATTCCAGGAGGTAAGACGTTTTCTGTTAATAGAGACATAGCGAAGTTGTTATGCGCCTTGCGCTATGAATTAGATACCTGCCGAGATCGCGTTGAGCTGGGCGTTATAACGTGGGTTTTTGTAGATCATGTTACCCGCAAGCACTGTGAAACCGGACATAATCATCTGGTTTACAGGGCGTACAAATTCAGTCCAGTGGAAACCGTATTCACGAGCCAATTCTGGGTCTGGTTCACCATCCATGATATCGGCTTCGGCAAACTTCACTGGCTTACCTTCTGGCCATTCTGGGAGATATTGAAACTCCATCGACATGTCGTTGATAAACCACATGACGTTCGCAGGAGCGATCATATCAGCCCATACTGACGCATTGTTGAATTGCAACGCTTTGGTACCACCAAGGCCCAAGTTATAGCTGCGTCCCGCGGCGTTCGTTGGGACTTCAAAACGCATGATAGGATCAAGCAACTGTTGATAATCCGTGCGCACGGCTGTCGTGGTAAAGATATGATTTACCATTTCGACACCCTGCCAGGTGCTGTCGTAGGTCGAATACATCTGGGCAAGCGTCAATTTGTTGAGAGTCGCAGCGTTTACCGTCGCATCCAATGCTGGATATGTAGCGCGGGATTGTCCACCGATTGTTGCAACCGTGTTACCGTTATCAACACCAGCAGCAAGACCAAGCAAATCTTGACCGTTAGAACCTGCGGCATAGAATTGCGTACCAACAAGCTGCGTCAAGTCGCGTGTATCGGAACCGATCTGGCGCTCAATCAGGTTAGCCACTTCACCTTCTGTTTGGTTCAGGGCTACATCTGTGTAGTTGAGCGTGGTTGCTTGATATAAGAACGCACATTGATAGATAAGTTTGATCGTGTTATCAACTTGCGAGTTGCTCAAAAGCTGGGCGCCAACGAACGAACCTTGGTTGGTATTTTCAGTCCACTTGAAAGCATAGGCGGCTTGCGAACCTTTCCAGGTCGAGGCTGCACCTTTAGAAATAAAGTGACCGGCGGCAATGTTTCCGACAAGGGCACCTTCAATCAAGCGTTGATAAAGGAACTCGAGTGTCGAATCTGAGACTTTGTTTGTCAAAGCCATAAAGTTTTAATTAACTATCTCTGTGATTTAAGAAATTGAGTGAGAGACATATTTCGTACTTGATCTCGTGACAGGAGATTTGGTTTTGGGGATCGTGAAACGACACCCGAACCAGCCATCTTTTTTGCCACTTCGCGGGAAGGATTTACTTTAGGTACAGTCGCTTCCTGACGCGTTGCCATGTAGATAGCGAAAGCCTTATCTAAATCGGGAATACGATGACCAAATTCGTTAGGTGATTCCGTGAGTAGATTTGCTGTTTCAATGATCTTTTTGATCTGCTTAAAATCAGCATTCTTGTCACCATCAGTGAATTTGATACCTGTTTTTTCTTCCCATTCCTTAGTTTTTTCAGCTTGTAATTCTCGGAATTGAGACAATGATTTTTGTTCATTGGTCTTTTCTTGAATCTCTTGCTGATGTTCAGCTTCCCTAATTTCTTTAGCTTTTGATGTGATCAGCTTGTTGAGTGAATCAACAGCTTTTGGATCTTTGCCAACGAGATACTCGGCATCGGGGTCTACGGCAGTCGGCTGTGCTGCCTTAGCACTTTCTGCCAGTTTAGCCTCTAAGTCGGCGATCTTACTTTCAAGAGCTTTGAAGCGAGGGCGTTGATGGTAAGGAATCTTCTCTTTTGGTTCCACTTCTTCTTTAGTTTGTACGTTGTCCGCGACTTCTGATTCAACAACAGGTTCTGAAACCACTTCCTCGGTCTTTTCAGGCTCTGGTTGTGGTTCTTCTTTTGATGGCTTCAAGCTTTCAAAACCATCACTTAACATGTTGTTATTTATTAAATGCGCTGCAATCGAATCTTTCATATAATGGATTCAGCCTTTCGGCCTCATTTAATGACTTACGCAGTGCTGTTCTTTAATGTCTACAACTCGAGGAAAAGACATGATTTGTTACTCTGCTGGCTCCTCTTCTTCGTCTCCTTCTGAATATTCATCAGGATCACAAACTTTGAGGTCTTCCATCATTCCATCAAGGCATTCTTCCCAATCCATCTCGCCCTCTGCGTATTCTTCCAAATGTTCTTCAATGATTGATTTGACGAGCTTCAGGCCTTTTTCCCGCTGTTCACTAGACAGCATCTCTTTGACGATCTTTGAACCAGTCTTTTTCTCAACGCCCTTAAGAGCTTCTAAATAGTCTTTCCGTTCTTCGCTATCTGCGAAATAAGGTGTCATATTTTAGGTTATTGAATAGGCGGCATTGGGACTGGTGCGGCAGGTCCTGGAGGGCCAGGTGGCGCTGGGGGTGGACCAGGCGGTGCAGCAGGTGGAGGTGGAGCTGCTGGCTGTTGTGGTGCTGCGGGCGCAGGAGCCTGTTGAGGAGCCATGGCTTGCTGTAACGCTTGCATGGCTTCTGGTGAAAGCGTCGTATACGCTTGCATATAGGCCATGGGGTTTATCTTGAGCAACATGGCTGCCCCTGCGGTTGCTTTTGGATCGGGATATTCAAGGCGTTCAAGTTCCGTAACAATGTCTATAGACCCAGAGCCAAATAGATCAACTGCTTCGTTGCGTCGCATCAAAGGATTGCGTGGGAGCATTGAGCCCTCTTCAACAGTGATGTTCAAAATCTTAGTCAAATCAGTCTTTGCAACACCCTCTTCATTTGGCTCATCTTGATAGACGTACATCATCTGTGCCATGTAGTTGAAAACGAAATCGACCATTTGCTCGATCTGTTCAACGACAGGAGCCGAGCGCGATGTGTCGTCTTGGTTTTTAATGATCTGACCACGCACTGATTCTTCGGAAGCAGTACCGGAAGGCGTAACACCACGAATCCCGAAGATGTTCTGAATCTCTAAACGTTTATCTTGAATATCCTCGACGATATACGCTGGTAACGCAGGAGCTTGAAATCGCTGCACAACCTTTGTAATGTCGTCACCTGGTGCCCTGATAGCTCCACCACGTTTTAACGCAGCTACGGCTTGTGTAGCTTGATCCTGATCCATCTTGTTAGAGAATACCCAACCGTTATTTGAATCGTCGGCATTCTTGTCGATCTGTTTGGTGCGCTTGTTTAACAAGTCTTGCATCGAGATTGATTGTTCAATGAACGAAGTGAAGTCAAACGGTCGCTCACCATCATTGAAGAACCACATGAAGCTAAATGGCATTTCAGGATGAATGAAATGGTTAGCTCCAAGAACTTGTTGTGTCTCGCCAGTCTCCTCTCCATCATCACCTTTAATTGGTTCATCGTAACCATAATTCCAGTGAGGATTCTTATTCTTATCCAAGATATGCCCGCGCATCTCCCAAAAGACATATTCAGAAGTCCACCACTCACGAAAGCCTAGTACGGTACCTAATTTTCCACCGCATGCACGTGTGAGCCATTCCTTCTGCTCTGGGAAACGCACGATCAGGTTTTCACCTGAATCAAACACGTATTGACCGATGTAACGACCTGTAAACTTGCCACCATCAAACGTTCCTTTAGGATCAATAATAAGTTTCTTTGGATCAACCTTTTCAACGTTGATTGATAAAGTCTTTTGATTCCACGTAACTTTTAGCACTCCGAGTAAGTCAATCAACCAGTCTCGCACCGCGGACCGGACTTTAACGCGTAAATGTACTTTGTCTGATACGTCTTCAAGACTACGACCTACAGCGTCGGCTAAAGCAATACCTGTATCTGTATCATCAGTCTCTACGTTTGGTTCAGGGTCTTCACGGGCTACCATCGGTAACAACGTTTCAACGGCTTGGAAGATTGCGTTATCTACAATTCCATACCCATCACCATTGCCTGTGTGACCATTGCTCATTCCGTAATGTTCACCTTTGTAGTATTTGAAGTTCCTTGAAGAACGCATCTTTACTTCCGCGTAGTAACCAGCAAACTCAGAAGTCCATGTAGAAGTGAGTGTTGATAACTCCTCGTCAGTCATCTCCAAACTAAGAACATCCTCGGGTGAGGTGATGCGCCCTTCTGTTTGGTTATCAATAGCTTTCTTTGTTTTGTTGAAAGGTGCGAAAAGACCACCCACTTGGTCAATAATGCCCTTAAGTGCAGGGTTGATTCCACCTGTCTCTGATCGTTTGCGACCGATGCCTGAAGCCATACAAAAAAGGCGACAAAGAATGAATCTTGTCGCCCCTCTCGTTACAAGCTAGGGCTTTCTAGCTAGAATTAAACACTAAACTTTTGGATGTGTCAAATATAAATGTTTCTCGCATTTAGAATAGTTACCCAAATCATCAAAGTGAGCGACAAAACTTCCCTGTGTCATATCAAATAATCCGTCCTGCGCGAAAGCAATGATCTTATCAAAATGCATATCACAATAAGCGTGAAATGCTTCTGAACTAGATGTCACGCCAATCCCTGTCCCGTTCAGGACGACGGTTATTGATCCCAACCCAAGAGGTTTTTCCATCATAAGATGTTATTGGCGCTTGAGGGATTGAATTCCAATCAAACGCATTAGGATCAACAAAGTTTCCGCCGTCTTTGAATCCAAACTTGTCCATTCCCACGCGAAAATAGACGAGTGCGTGGACGAGGTGATCTGGCCCGTTTCGTTGCCATACATATTGCTTTACACCTAACTTATCCTCTTCTTCTGTTCGGTAAATGTTAGCAAAGTGCAGCCAAACTTGTTGCCAGTCCTCTCGTGTGCCGTAGATCGGAATGCGCTTGGCACTAAACTCATCAATCAACATCTGAATCGTCCTGTTGCGGTCTACAACTACTTTGCCGTACTCGCTTCCTTCTCCCCATTGAATGAGCTGTTGGGTTTTTCTGTCTCGCCTGTAGTAAGTGAGAAACACGCGGCCATTATATCGCTCTTGCAACTCTCTAATGCCGATAAGGTCGCCTCCCTGATCGCTAACCAGGATAGATTTAGGCCAGCGTTTGAGGAGCCGTTCAAGCTCATCATAAGACTCGCAAGATCCCCAATGGAACACTCCGTCTTTATTTCCACAGACGTACCAAATTGGGAGTCCGGTATCAACACCAATAACAACGGGATCTTCTTCGGTGTGTTGCTCATAATCCTTAAGGTTTTGGAAAAGCTTATCCTCAGTCATCTTGCTGCCGCTTCCAACGAACGGTTGGCCTAAGACGAAGTTGCTAAAATTCTCGGCTGTCATCGTCCTGTGGGCTTCAATGATCTCTGCCGCACTTACCGAAGGAACCATGAGCTGGCTGATCCAGTAACCACTATATTTTGGCTTTACTTCAAATTTTCTGGCATGCCACTCTCCGTGACGTCTATCGTTATCTGATATTTCTTGCCCACAAGCTGCACATATAAATCTTTTCTGTTGTTGATCCACGTTATTTGGCCATTGAAGAAACTGTTGCTTTTTGCAAAATCCACAAGTAACAAACCAATGCTTTTGATCGCTTTCCTGCCAGAATCTATGAACTCCGTTTCCTTCAAAAGAAGGGTTACTAAATCGCCATTGCCACTTCTTTTTCGAGTGTTGGAGGCGCGAGACATATTGGTCAATTACGGGTTGATTAGACCGATCTTCTTCATCGTGAATGTTTAGATCGCTTGAGAATGATAGGGCTGCGCGTTCAGTCCAGGTACCACGCAAGTAGACTGTATTTTGTCCTATACGCTTCTGTTCAACACTGTCCTTATCTCCGCTTATCCAACTCTGTAAAACAGGATTTTCATTGACAATAGGATCGAGTTTACCGCTCACCAGATCATGCGCATCAGTAACTGTAGGCATTGTATATACTGCGTTGATTCCAAAGTTCTTTACTGCCCACAACATCTTGAGAAGAAACGTTGTCGTCTTACCACACTGGGCAGCTGCTAGAACAACTTGGAAGGGTGACCAGTCTTTCAGGATGTCCCAAAGATAAGGGTGTTCATTTAGATCAAAAGGCTTACCATTCTCTGTCTTGATTTGGTTTGAGTTTATCCAGGCGATAATACTTTGATTTTCAGCATCTTTGAGATTCATTGGCTCATCATCTCATTACGTCTCTTAATAGTTGAGCGTTTAGGATCGAAATTCGGATTGTTTATTGCATGCTGAAACTTCTCATGCGTACCAATCTCCCAATCAGCATGTCGTGTTTCCTTCTCAATCCTGCGCTCATGCTCTTGTTCTGCCTTAGTCTTCACACCATAGCCGTAAATCATTCGATAGATTGGTTCTGTTAGACCTTGTGGCTGACAGAAGCTCCTCAAATGTGAACGCCAGTAGCGAGACTTCCAACCTCGTGCCTTGTTAATGTCGTCGAGCAAGAAACTATCCTTGTGACCACAATAAATACATACCTCAAGTTGCTCACGTTGGTTGCTGTGGCGAACTCGAAACATGTGTAACTTCGCCGACCGGCAACGCGCTTCCTGTGGGACTAACATAATTAGGATCAACAGGTGTTGAGTTAAAAATGTGCTCACCAATCGTTTCTTCCGGTGGTGGTTCTACAATCGTAAACTTATCGGAACTCAAAGTACGATCCGTTAAATGAGCAATCGCGTGTTCGACAGCTTTACTGGCTACTTTACCAACCGTTGTCTCAGTATTTCTGTGCCACGTCTCACCAACAAGAATACCCGTAATGAATCCTAAGATTGCGGTTGCGGCGGGGGTGAGCCAATCCATATTATTCAATTCCAAACGCTTTGCTCATCTCTGCGATGAACGGACGTGGATTAACAGGAGTACGTGACTTAACACCATCGACAACAGTCTCTTGGGTGAAGTCGTTGAATACTTCTGCTCCTAGCTTTTCAACGAAGCTCTTAACAAGATCATATTTATCATCAGCTAACTCGACGGAAGCTTTGGCCTTCTCTTCTGTGAATTCAGCGTTGATCTCTGATTGAAACTGTTCAAGCTGTTCAGTGGTGTATTTCTCACCGTCGGCTAAGACATGGTCCGCGTCCCATTTCGTTTTGAATTCGTACATTGATTCCACAAGGTCTTTACTCTTGGTTTGAGCAGCAAACATCAACTCATCACCAATCTTGTCTAAACGATTGATAGAACGCACAGCATCTCCCCCTAAGACGGCTACTTTGCGCGTATCAAATGATTTTACAGCTTGTCCTAGAACACTTAATGAATTGGCGGTCAATGAGATTGTTTTCATATTATTTTATGCTTTCACTTCCGATTTAGTTTCTATCATTGCTACCTCTGTGAGCAGAACCATGATGGCAATGTTCACAGCGTTTTCTAGTGCACACCGGCTCACCTTCACCGGATCAATTACGCCAGATTTCATCAAGTCTTCATACTTGTCGGCTTGAGCGTTATAGCCATGGTTTGGCTTTACTTTGCTTAACACTACATCTCCCGATTGGCCGGCGTTCTCGGCGATGGCCTTTATAGGCTCATTGAGTGCGTTGAGAAGGATTGTGTGTCCCAAACCTTCGTCTTTGTCTGGTGTTTGAAAGCTCTCAAAGATTGAGCGGCCAGCTTCGATTAGTGCCATACCACCACCAGGCACAATCCCTTCTTCCATAGCTGCCTTACATGCGTTAATTGCGTCCTCGAATTGAAATTTACGTTCGGCTGTGTTGGTTTGTGTTGCGCCTCCAACACGAATGATAGCTACGCCACCAGTAAGGCGAGCTTTACGTTGCTTCAAACAGTCTTTATCAAATTGTTCCTTGGCAAACATCTCTTCAACTTCGATGGCTTTAACTGCTTCGTCGATCTTTTCTTTGGGACAATCAGCCACGATGGATGTGAACATCTGATCGGCCGTTACCTTACGAGCAGTACCGAGTTGATCTAGTTCTAATTTATCAATAGCCAAACCGCTTTCAATACTTACAAAGGTGCCACCTGTAAGCGTACAGATATCTCTAAGCATGCCCGCTTTATTCTTACCAAACGAAGGCATACGAACCACAAGAGCGTTGAAGACGCCTTTAGTCCTAGTATAAATAATACTTTGCAATACTCCTGGATCAATATCCTCACAGAAGATCACCAATTCGGTCTTGCCACTCTTGCCGAGCTTATCGAACAGTGGGCCAATCTCAAAGATCGAATTGATGCGCTTATCGGTTGCCAACACATGGACATTTTGCATCTCACAGGTACCACGTTTAGGATCAGTGACCATGTATGGTGAAAGAAAGCCCATATCAATCTTCATCCCTTCTGCGTATTCAACAGTGGTCTTAAAACCTGTCCCATCATCGAGTGTAACGACACCATCCTTACCAACACGATTCATCACATCAGCAATAAGTTGACCAAGTTCTTTGTCGTTGGAGCTGATCGAGGCAACGTTAATCAAGTCTTCTGGCGTGCAAGGTACAGCTAAGGCTTTTAACGCGTCCACGGCAGCTTTAAGACCGGCTTCGAGTCCACGACGCAAGGCTTGGGGATTAGCCCCAGCAGTGACGTTTTTAAGACCTTCTGATACGAGGGCTTGAGCGAGAACAGTTGCGGTGGTAGTTCCGTCACCTGCGTCGATGTTAGTCCGGCTTGCAACCTGTCGTACAAGATCCGCGCCAAGATTCTCGAACGGATCAGCGAGGCCGATGTTTCTGGCAACTGTAACGCCGTCTTTGGTGGACATTGGGCCATACTGTGTTTCTATGAGAGCTAAGCGGCCCTTAGGACCAAGCGTAACTTTGACTGCATCGGCGAGCTTATCAATACCAGCCTTGATCGACTGACGGGCTGCTTCGCCATATTTAAGTTCTTGTGGTTTTACCAGTGGCATACTAGCTCAATTTAATAGCAATAACGTCTTGTTCCGTGAGGACAAGATAGATCACACCTTCTACTTCAATTTCGTCCGGCGAGTAGCGTCTAAAGTAAACCTTGTCCCCAACCTTCACCAATGAACCGTCATCACTCACAGCTATCACCTCACCAAGCTCTGTGCGCTCACTGGATGCGCTAGGAGCAGCTTGAAGAATACTTGTGCTAAGTTCTTCACGTTTGATCGGTGCAACGATTATGTGCCCGTTTAGTGGCTTAAGCTTGTCTTGTAAATCCTTCGGTGAGCCCATTATAGCCATAGTCCCGCTATGAAAATAATTAGTAATCCACGATCACTTGATCATGGTTTTCTTTAACACATCTTCAAGTTTTGCAAGAGCCGCTAAGACTTCCGGTGTCTGTTCCACGTTGCTAGTTTTGATTTGTCCCGAGTGTTCTGTTTCTGATTTATCGTGGTAGCCATGCTTGCCCAAAACGAGCTTGGCGATGTTGGCGTTGTAGTTGCCGGCGAGTCCATGATCTATCAACTTTTCCTGCTGTTTTTGGTTTAATTCATCTAATACGTCGGAAAATTCAGGGTGAACCTTTGCCCATTCGTAGAGCGTGTCTATGTTCACTCCCAGCCAATTTGCCATGCCAGGAGCCTTTGGTAAGTTTACTATTGGAACCGGTCCGCCTAACTTGTCTTTACAATTAACAATATACTCCCGCGCCATACGGCAAGTTTCTTTATTAAACAGTGTTGGCCTTCCTGCTGGCATAATATTTATTCATTTTTTATAAATGATCCTTGTGACAGCGGACGCGCATAGGCTACTTAAAACGAAGACTTTCATATAATAGATTCAAGCTCCGTATCCACTACGTTTCGGTGGTTTAATTTCTCCTGTACAGATACCGTGTGAAGGTCAAGTAGATTCCTAGATTAGAAAGTACAAATAACCATTCACACAGTGTCTCTAAAGACGAATCAGGCTAGGAGGGGCAAGTCAGTTCGAGGACATTATCCATGTGACAATGTGATTGCTTGCCCGCGTGTTGCCTGTACGCTCTCTATCGTGAGTAGCTGGACGATACCAGTGATGGTATGTGGTTAGGTTAGCACAAAAAAGTTGAATTGTCAATTATACAAATTGTATTTTCTTATTGAGCTTAATTGACTCTAGCATAAACTTCGCATTTTTCGCTTCGGGGTTTTCGTCGCAGTAATCCTGCAAACCTTTCATAATTCCTTTGCGAGCCGCATCGCTTTTGTAAATCGTACTGTTAATTGTTTCTCCAGTAATCCCAGTAAATTCTTTAGCTGTTTCTACAGGCCGCTTGTCGGGGTAGCGTTCGTAATACTGCTGGATGGTTAAAATCTCAGCAATGGCTGAACCTTTTATTTTCTGGCCATCGAATGTTTCAAACCATTGATCGGCATGGATTATTTTTAGTGCCTCGTTTTCTTCGGAACCTATTAAAAGATGTGATCCTGTAAACGTGATAATAGCATTGGTTTTCATACAATTAGTTTGTTTGAGGTTTTTTAGCTCGTACCGTCATGGATTCAATTGTTTGTTTGTGCGGATCGGTTTTTGTTTTGCTTTGATGAGCTATTAAGGCTGCGAGCTTGTCACGTAGCTGTACTGGAGTGGTTATGGTTGGCGCGTAAACGTCTCCAGACACGCTTACGGCATAGTCTATGGCTGCTATGACCTTTTGGATGCCGTAACGCTTTATAAGCGATTCTGCGGCCTTGCGTTGGGTTAGGTTTCCGAATTGTATTTGGGGGTTGAGGGTATCGTAAAATCTCTTAAAGACTTGATTGACTTCATCGCCGCCAGCGAGAGCTGGCAGTTCAGTATTCTTTACATTCTTATCATTCTTTACATTCTTATTTATAGTGTGGCTTTCGTTTCCCCTCCGTTTCCCCTCTGTGTAGGTTTCCGTGTGGCTTTTGTAATTTTCTAGTGTTTGATATTTATCGTAGTTAAGCAAAGAAATGAACATTCCGCGTGTGGTTTTCCGTGTCCCCAACATACCCTGCTCCTTTGCCCATTTTATGAAACTCTCGATTTGATGCTTAGAAGCCTTGGTATATAGCTGAATTTCGTTGTAGGTCAGCAGGACTTCCCCACGTTTGAACTGCTTTTCATCTTTGTAGTTAGCTAACTGGACGAGACAGAACCAAATCTTGAACCACTTATCAGGCTTCCAAAAGAACACGTCACTCTCGAGAGTCTTCCTAGACCATATAGACGCGCCAGCAAGTTCGCGCATATTATTTTTTGGCCTCTGGAATCCAGGCGATATCTCCCTTAATCATCACTCCTCCATGCTGTAAAAGATTCTTTTTTAGTTTCTTACCTACTTGGCTCGTGGAATCATGCCTACCAGGTATGTGGGGTGCGTCTGTTAAGTTCACTTTCTCCCCGACCAAGAGCAAGCGGATGAAAAAAGCTCGCCGTGAATCCATTGGTAGAAAGTCCAACTGCTTACCTAAATCCTGCCAAACAAACTTCATGTTTTTAGACATAAAAAACCGGTAATGTTCCAGCCGTGAAGCCCCACACTAGGTGGCGCGGCCCGAACGCTAACGGTTTTTTAAAGTCATGGGCTTACATGACAAGCAAAAACACAATAGCACGTATTTCATCCATTTGCAAGGGGATGGTTTGACATACTATTTAACAGGTGGTAGCATGGCCTTGGCTTAAAATGTCAACCTATGAATCATATTGAAATTGCTAAAGCTCAAGCCCGCGAATGGGGTCGTATTGGAGGCATGCAACGCAAGCAATCAATGAAAAATGGTGGCTATTCAAAGATTGGAAAAGCAGGAGCAGAGAAGCGATGGGGTAAGAAACAGGTTGTGGATAAAGATGCCTTGACTTAATAGCAGGGGGGTGCTAAAGTATATCCATGAGCCTAACAGCTCACTGACGGACAACCCCTCGTACCTACGACCCGGTAATAACTGGCTCTTGCGTACGAGGGTGAAGAACCACTAATAACCCACATTATGATCTACCGATACTCTGACTGGAAAGCCCGTGAAGAAGGAAAAAAGATCACGTTTCATCTGCTCTGTGTCGTCGTAGGAATCATTGGTTACGTCATGCTCGCTCATTATCTAGGCATGTGAAAAAGAAACACACCGCCAAGCCATGTCCTCTGTGTGGAGGGAAACGGTACTGTAAGCCAGTGAGTATAAAGATGATCACCAATAGTCTGTTTGAACATGAGATGGTAACTACCTGGCGCGAAGTGTGTAAAAAGTGTTCACCAATATGAAACCTATTATTTGTGAGTTCTGTGATGAACCGCTTGATTATTGCACCTGTGAATTGCCGGAAGACGAGCCGGACCGAGACCTTTACGACGATAAGTGATTTTATTCATTAACAGATCCTATGGAAAATACAAAAGCTATCGCAGTGAAGCAACCATGGACGAAAGAACAAATGGCTCTTATCACACGCACGGTCGCCAAAGGTGCAACGCAGGATGAACTTGGCTTGTTCTTCAACATCGCTAAGCGTTCAGGACTGGACGTCTTCACCAAACAAATTCATTTCGTGAAACGCAAGGTTTGGAACAAGGACACACAGCAGAGTGAAGAAGTCGGAACGATTCAAACGGGCATTGACGGCTACCGTTCCATCGCTGAACGCTCTGGGACGCTCGCAGGCATTGATGACGTTTTGTACGACACGGAAACCGATGAACACCCGAACAAGGCCAGCGTGACCGTGTATCGGTTGATTGGTGGCACTCGCGTTGCGTTCACCGCCTCTGCGCGCTGGACGGAATACGCCGCCATTCATCCAAAATCAAAAGAAGTCATGGGCCAATGGAAAAAGATGCCGTATCTCATGCTCGGCAAGTGCGCCGAGGCTCTGGCTCTTCGCAAGGCGTTCCCCAACGACCTTTCAGGCTTGTACACCCAAGAAGAAATGGATCAGGCACAGGAACCGATCGTGGACGCTACACCGCCGACCGTTGCCGCGAAGAAAGTCAAGGCAGAAAAGCTGATGGAACGTCAACCCGTGACCGAAAGCATGACGGAGGAGACACCGATCACCGCCGAAGAGGTGGCCGAGCTTGATGCTGAAGCAGCCCAACAATCCTAGTATGCCAAAAGAAACAGACATCATCAGTCAGGCATATCACGGAGCCTACGAAATACGATTTTCTCCAGGCGCGCACCGCTATTGGGTTCGCAAGACGGGCGACGAGAAGTGGGAAAGCATTTCAGGCGTCACGACCATTCTGAACAAAGTCATCCCCAAGAACCTTGTTCAGTGGGCCGCAGATCAGGCCGTGGCTTCGCTTACGCCGCATTTGGGACAGGAGTTGACACAAACCATGCTGGAGGACGCCAGGAACGCTCACCGAGTCACTAAAGAGGAAGCGGGTGGCATTGGCAAGGCCGTCCACGCTTGGGTGGAACGATTCTGCCTCGGAAAAGGCAAACCCATCCCGCTGCCTGACGACGAAAAGGAATTGAACGGCGTCACGGGTTTTCTCAACTGGTGGAACAAGACGGGTGCGGAGATCATCGAAAGCGAGCGGTTCGTGTACCAACCAGAAAAGCACTACATCGGAACGATGGATGCCTATGTCAAAATCAAAGACAAGTTCTACGTCGCGGATTGGAAAACGGGCAAAAACTTCTACGCCGACCATTTGCTTCAAGTGGCTGGGTACAGTTCAGCTTTTCGAATGGAAACAGGGAACCAAATCGACGGCATCATCGTCGCGAAGTTCAATAAAGAGGACGGCACGTTCGAAGAAAAGATCATCGAAAACATTACGCCGCTCGAACAAGCGTTCGACCGCGCGCTGAGGTTCTCGCGTGATTTGGATGATGCCGTAAAATTGGTTAAATGATATGCCCAAACAACTTCCTTCCAACCGCGTGAAAGAAATAACAATGGAAAAAGGTTGCACGACTCAAGAAGCCATCCTCGCCTACCTCGACGAACGCGAAACTGAAGAGAAGCGTGTCGAAGATGCTACGATGAAATACAACATTGAACTGGCTAAGATGCACAAGTTCTACAACTCAAATAAAGCAACCCCTGTTACGCCATCTAAGGACGAAGGTAACAAGAATATTTGCCTGCCTGAAACCAAATGTAATTTGTGCGGCATGATGGGAAATCCACCGTGGTATCACCAATGTCCTGGTCTGTTCAACCAATCACACTGGGGGACTGACCATCCCCAACTTGTCGGTCTTGCTAAAGAGATTGAAAAGATGACGGAAGAAGCAAAGCCCTGTCGCCCAAGTAGAGTAGCGGCACCGTCAGAAGTCAATGAAAAAGCCAGCCTTGTTGAAAAACTCTTTGCCCGAAAGTGTGAGGCAAAATATAGAGATTTGGTGTCTAATTCTTCAACTATGACTTGTGGAAAATCACTTCCTTGTCCCGACCATCCCCCTCAACCAAAACCACGCTGGAGACCGAGCCTTGGAGAAACAAGTTATTCCATAGATTGGGATGGCGAAATTGTGAAAGACGGCGCATGGGAAGATTTGGAATATGAAAACGCGCGTTGGGCTTTTGGCAATTGCTTCCCGTCCCGTGAGAAAGCAGAGGCTGCCGCGCAAGCTATCAAGGAGCTGCTAATGAAAATACAAGGAGAATAATAATATGGGACACTGGGAAAGAGAAATTGGATACAGATGTTCTGATGATTGTAAACAGTCTGGCTGTCCAGGACATACAATGAAAGTGGAAATCTTTACCGTAACCGATTCTTTAAAGGTTACTCCAGATATTAAAGACGGAACCGATTTCTTTTACTTGGATACGAATCGTTTTGAAACTCTTAAAAAAGTTCTAAAAGAATGGGATTATAGTGGTTTCAATTTCTAACCCCTTTGGCCGCCATCCTAACGAATCCTGAATATGACTATCGAGACCGCTTGGAACGAAATAGCAATAGGAATGAAGCAAGATGAGCCTCAAGCAAACTTTGATTTGTTCCAATCCATCCTCCAACGCTTCGCCCTGGAGTTCGTGGAGGCGAGTGTCGGTGTGAAGCAGAAATGTACGCATCAAGACCCACAGTTTTGCAAGGACGTGAAGTGTCCGAAGATTCAGTGGAACGCTTGTCGTGAGCAAACCTTGGAGGCGGCACGTAAGATACTTGGCTTATGAACTGCCCACAATGCTCCAAATACATTAGCGACTGGCGATGGTGGCCGTTCTATGTGGGGTTCGTGCTTGGCCTTTTACTGGGAACGAAATAAATATGAGCCAAATCATTCATGGAGATTGCTTGGACTTTATTCCAACTCTCTGTGATGAGATTGATAGGCTCAACGCCCTCCTCTCCCAATATCGTGCCTTCAAAGAGGCGGTGGAGAAAGGTTTTATGAATCAGAAGGAAGGCAACGAATCGTTTGAAGACTTCAAGAAGCGTCGCGACGCCGCCCTGCTCTTAGCCCCTAAAGACGAATAGGTATGCTCAAATTCATTGACGAGCTTGCTGACGTATCCGATGCTGATATTGAGGTGATTGAGAAAATGTTACTACGGACGAAGATTGAAAACCACATGGTTTGGATTCATGGAGTGACAAAGAAATCTCCCCTCGCTCTTAGTCCTAAAGACGAAATGGTATGCACAAACCAAAAACCGTAACGTATTACTGCTACTGCCAAGAGTGCATGGACGAATGCCGCTTCACCTTGCAGGGTGCTGAACAAACGCCGTCAGCTCGACCTACCAAATCCGCCAGCCCGACCGTACAAGGTCGCTAACCATCCCTGGTATGAACACCTACTGCCAAAAGCACGCTAAACAGAAAATCTATCTCACCTGTTTGTGTGCTGTTGAGCATGGGTGTCCAGTTTGTAAACATGAAATACCTGATATGCCACCTATTAACGAATTGATCGAGAAGTTGAAGGGATTGGAAACGAGGGCTACGAAAGGGCCGTGGAATGGATTTGGAGACATCCTTGAGTTCGTGATGGCCCTCCGCAACGCCTTTCACCAGCTAGTAAGTGAGATTGAACGGTTGCAGGCGATGTGTTTCAAACAGGCGGTTGTTCTTGGCGAAATGCAAACCCAACTAAAGCAAGCCGAAGCTCTAAGATGTCCACATACGATTGGATGATATGCCTTGCAACCATGATGAAGCTGAACGTGATCGAGCATTGAAACTTAGACCTCTATGAAATCAATCATTATCTCACTCATTACTTGGATATTGTTTTTACTTGCTGCCCGTCGTTCTTATGTGATCTGGTTATATCTAGGCAATTTGTTGGATGAAATAAGCTACTACGCCAATAAAGACATTAACAGTAATAAAGACTGGCGATGGCGTTATAAAGAATTTAACAAAGTATCTCAAGTTCAAATGCTTATCAAATTTTGGAAACCGTTAAAATCGTTTTGGAAAGACCATTCCTTCCATACAGACTAATATGCTCTGTCTCACCTACTAATCTAATAAAATATCAATAAACATATGAACTCAATCATTATCGACGGAGTAACCTACGTCCCAGAAGGAACAATTAAAGGCCAAACAGCTGTGAACACTGACGGTTTGAAATACTGCATTGTTCGTACTTACAGTGCTGGTGTATTCGCTGGTTATCTCAAAAGTCTCGTGGGAAAAGAAGGTATCGTTTTGAATGCTCGACGTTTGTGGTACTGGGCAGGAGCCGCTTCACTCTCTCAACTTGCTATGGAAGGTGTGAGTAAACCAAAAGAATGTAAGTTTCCTTGCGAAGTTAACGAGGTGCAATTATCAGAAGTAATTGAAGTAATCCCATGTACCGAAGAAGCTCAAAAGTCCATCGCTAAGGTGGCGAACTGGAGTGAGTAATATGACCACTACAATCGCGTCAGGCAACGGCTACGGCGACGGCTACGGAAACGGCAACGGCTACGGCTACGGAAACGGCAACGGCTACGGAAACGGCAACGGCTACGGAAACGGCAACGGCGACGGCTACGGCGACGGCTACGGAAACGGCTACGGCGACGGCAACGGCTACGGCTACGGAAACGGCAACGGCTACGGAAACGGCAACGGCGACGGCAACGGCAACGGCTACGGAAACGGAAACGGCAACGGCAACGGCAACGGCTAGGCTTGTATGTCTTTTTGTCTCACCTGTGGCTCTACAACACTATGAAAAAGGCATTAGTTGAACTACGAATTCAAATGGTTATAGATGCGCCGGATTATTCAAATGATCCTGATGAAGAAAACTTAAGTGAATTCTATTTTGAACAACACAAGTGCGTAGAGGATTTGATAGATGAATTGAAGAAGACGCAAAAGGAAGGAGTCTGTAGGTGTAACGATGCCTCTATCCATTTTCTGGGTTTTGAAGGCGGAGAAAACAAACTGGAACAACCTGAATAAAGTAGTATAATGGATTAGCCAATGGTAGCGCGAGCTGGCGAGGTTCCGTCTTCGTCGGTTCCGTCGAGTACATAGTTTACGCGTTGAATGGTTCGATTCCGCCCTGGTGGGCAACGGGTTCGGCTGTGTACTCAACAGAACGAAAGCTCAAAAACTTGTTCATTTGATTGAGTTCATGAGGCGGCCGAGGAGTCGCTAAAAGGTGCATAATGAGACACTGGGGAGGCTCAACCAAGGCCGCAAGGCTGTATTACCAAGTGTGTCTGCCCGTCAAAGCGGGCCGTGAACTCTATTGAATGAATATGGCTTAGTAATACGCAAGCCTGCGAGTATAAAGATCGTAGAGGATAAGATTCACGACATAATCGCTAAGCCCCACTGGGCCGAATCATTTGAGTGATATGGAAGAGAAACCAAAAATAGATAACAAGAGAACGCTATCACAGAATCGAGCTTTGCATTTATACTTTACTCTCGTTGCCACGTCTTTGAATGCCGCTGGAATAGAAATCAAGGCGTCACTCCCCGACATGGAGATTCCATGGTCGCCAGAGACGGTCAAAATTCTTCTATGGAAGACGGTTCAAAGAATACTGGTTCAAAAGGAACACACGGCGGACTTGTCCACAAAGGAAATTGATTTGGTGTATGACGTGGTGAATCGTCATCTGGCATCGCTCGGCATCCATGAGGCATTTCCAAGCATTGAGACTTTGATGCTGATAAACCCCAGCAAAAGTGATACAATATCCTAATGAACTACTTCAAAGTAAAATCCAAAAAGAAACCATCAATAAGTCGTTTGAAAAAACAACTTGAGATTCTAGTAAAACAATTCGTGAAAATAAGGGACAAAAACATTTGTCAGCGGTGCGGCAAGTACGTTACAGGATCAGATTGTCACGGGTCACACGTCATCCCTGTATCTGCTGGGAATCAATTCCGTTTCGATCCTTTGAACATCAAGACACTTTGTTATCACTGCCACATAAATTGGTGGCACAAGAATCCTATTGAAGCTGGTGACTGGTTCCAAGCCAAATTTCCTGAACGCTATGATTACCTATTTGGTAAACCAAGAATGTCAGTAAAATACACGGTTGAATGGTATCAAGACATGATAGAAAAATATAAAGCACTTTTGAAAACTTTGACGAAATAATAAAACAGGCTCCGAACGGAGCCTGTTTCTGTATCCTCTTGTACTCATCTTGTTGCTTGTAGACCCCCGCCTTGAAGGACGTAATTTTCATAGGGAAAGTATAGCATGTAACTTACAATATAGGAAACTGTGTGTAAAGTTATTGGGTGACAGCTGCGGGAGCTACAGCTGCGGGTGGATTGAGTAACTGGTCTAAAGCATGGATAGCCGTACTCAAAATCAAGATGACTATAGGTGCCCATTCACCTAAGTCGAAACTACCAACTACTTGAAGAGCGTAAGTGAGTATACCAGCGAGAGCTACGATTGCTGCGTGTTTAAGAATCGACTTGAACATGGAGGATGTCATATTATTTCTTAGCCATTGAAAATTTAGATTTAGAACCACCTCCTACACTCTTAACTTTACGAGACACAACTACAGCGTTTGAATGAGCTTTCTTTGGAGCCTTACCGTGTACATTAAGGAATTGATGGGCTGTGTATTGCATATTAAGGTTTAGGTTGATTTAGATCGAACGGAGCTGTTTCACCACGACGGAAAGCGTAGGTGTAATTTACGCAATCCGTAACGGTATAGTTTCCATAGCTCACGCAATTTATGAAGACGGTCCAAAAGCGACCGGCTGCATCCATCACGCTTTGATTTTTTAAGGCTGTGAACGCTGCTAATAGATCACTGGCCGTCTGTTGTTCTATTGCTAGATTACGCGCTTTACTAAAGTGGCTCAAGGCGTTCGCAAATGGAGCAGCACGCACTGTATCTCGTAAATCCCTCCAGTTAGCCGGCAAAGGAGCAATCGCATAGATACTCGTAAGTGGGTAATCAGCAGCGATGTAGTGATAACCAGTGAAGGCTGCAGATTCCTCTATGCTATCATGTACGCACCGGCATCCATCTTCCCTCCAACCTACTGCGATCACACCATGATTGTAGACTCCACCAACAGGGAATTCACAACCATCGACAAACCAATTAGACTCTGCACACACGTTTATCAATACCCCTCCAAAGCTCATAATGGCCTGCTGAATAGCTTCCGTAGTTGGATTTATACGCATGTAGCCTATTACGCATTCAGGTGCACTGTAGGCCAAGGTAGCGGCCTTCTGCTGCAGTTCATTGAACTGACTGGGACCGTATACATCGGCTGGCATTGGGAGCTGGCTATTATCAATGCAACCGGGACTAATAGCTGTGGCCAAGTTTGATCGGAAGTCGGAACCTTCGGCATTACCACCAGAACGGAAGAACTGAAAAGGTTTGGAAAAGTCGTAAGTCTGCCCGTTGACAGCTTTGATCGCTAGATTTACAAGTTTACAAGTAGCAAAGGAAACACAGAATGGATAATCACCTTGTGGTTCAAAAGGAATACCCTCAGTAAGAAAAGATTTGGGGATAACTGCCGAACCAGCTAGGCCAATTTCATCAGCGAATACATCTCGACTGTCGAATGGTAATGGCGCTAAACCTGTATTAACTCCGAGTTGAGAAGGCATACTATTTATTGGCTAATGAGTATTTAGAGTTCAATCCATCTAGTTGGTCACTGATCGTAGCTACCTGTCGTTGGATCTGATTCATGCTTATCTGTAGACCTTGTACCTGTTGCCACATCGCTCCGTAGGACCATGCCGCCGCAAGTAGACCACTAATAACACCTAAAGGAACTAGGGTTGAGCCGTTTAGAATGTTTTTAGGATCTTGCATACTTGACTTAAATCACTAATTGTGGTTAGGATATCCGTATATGATTTATCTACTTTCAATTATCGGAATCTGGTGCATGCTTTGGGTCATTGGACACAGGTATGAAGACAAACAAAGTCCTGTTTCGTTTGCTTTCAAAGGGCTAGCTCTATTAGGTGCCTTTCTGTTTGCCATATTTATTTTAGTGTTCATTATCGGAGCTTCGTGGGCATCTAAGCATTAACTCCTCTTTCTTTTACTGGCTGCCTCTTTCACGATATTAGGTATATCGTTTTCGCTAACCATGCTTTGATCTCCAAATAGACGAGAGCGTAAAGCGGCTTGTCTATTTTGTGTTGTAGTGGCTTTAGAAAGACGCTCTTGAATTCCGGCTAATCGTTGTTGACGAAGTGCTTCATTAGCAGCGACCCGTGATCGAAGTTCTGCAGCTTGCGATTCATTCAATGCGGCAGCTTGTTCACTCGCAGCCCTGGCGGCAGCTTCGGAAGTGGCTTGTGCAGTAGCTTTGTCTTGAGCAGCTTTAGTTAGGTCTGCCAACTTGTCTGTAAACTCTTGGGCAGAAATTGCGCCTGGATGTAATGCGATCTCATCTCCAACTCCATTAGCAAACGTATTCATCATGGCGGCTTTCTGAATGGCCCCCATTCCTTCGCTCGAGATGATCTGACCAAGTGGGCCGAAGTGAATACCTAAAACAGAGCCTAGACCTTTTGCAAAGTAAGACCCTAATTTTCCTCCTTCAACCTTTCTTCCATTAAGCTCATCCAAATAATCTTTAATCGCGTAAACATGCGATAAGGCTTTATTGTGAGCTTTTATATCAACACTATTGGTATTATCTTCAACCAGTGTTTTATAGGTGTTGGCGATATTCTTATCAGCTAATTTATTGCCAGTATTCTGATAATCAATAGTTGCGTATTTATTTGTCTTAGCGTCTTGAAGTTCTGAAACAGGTACCTCTCCATTTTGATCTGAAAATAAACTAAGACCGGCAATCTCTCGGTCGATCTTTGCTTTGGCATTTATCAATGCTTCACCTTTCAAGCTCGAATTATTGAGCATGTTTTCTTCCATAGCTCGCTGTACTTCCGAGATTGGGACCGTGTTACCCTCGGCTTTAATAAGGGCCGAAGCTCTTTCTACTAATGAGGGAACTCCATTTTCACCTGGAGCATTCAAAACCTTTCCCATTTCGGCAGAAGCTCCCGTGGTATCAATCGTGCCTGTTTTGTCAATCGTGCCACTCAACAGATTTGATTTAGCGATATCACCCCTAATATCGAAGCCTTGTTTGGTAGCCGTATCTGCGATATCTGAAAGTCCTTGACCACCTTTGGATAATTCCAATTTTTCCAATGCTGAAAGATTCTTTTGGGTGGCAGCATCGGTAACACCTTCACCTGCATTTTTTACTAGACCACCCAAAGCACCACCAAGTACACCACCAGTTACAAAACCAGTTGCTCCACCTTCTGCTGTTCCCGCTAAAACAGAACCTACAGAGGCATTTGGGTCTTGCAAAGCACCGCCTGCCCCTTGTGCCGCGCCGGCAAGTCCGGCAACTTTTGCACCAGAACCAGCTCCTTCGGCTATGCGAGAGAGCAACGGAACAGCTTCGCGCTCGGCTCCTTCAGCGGCAGCTCCTTCTCCACCTCCCAAAAGTGAGCCTACTTGTAGTCCAGTGCCTATCACATCCTTCGCAAATTGACCTGTAGTTGTGTCATTGGTACCTACAGGTGTTACTCTACCCAACCAAGGTAAAGTGATGCCCTGCATCGTTGTGGCAGCCCCTGCTTGATTACCTGCTGCAAGTTGAGCCGTAGCCTCGATAGGAGCGAAGGCACTTTCGGCAGTGCGAGCAACAGGCATGACAATACCTTTGGCAAAATTGCTTATAGCACCTAAGGCTTCGGTCCCAAGATTACTATCGGAACCTTGTGAAGAAGTAGGGACACTTGGAACTGTAGCCTTACCTTGAGCCAAAGCATTTACAAAATCACTATCATTTTGATACGGGCTTCCAGGTTGGCCATACGATGCTTGAGCCTTGGTAATGGCAGAGTTAAGAGATGGATCAATAGAAGCAACTTTTGCCAAGATAGCTGTATCGCTCATGCCGAGTTGTGAGCGCATCGCATCAACCTTTTGGCCGAAGTTACTAAAGACACTTTGTGAAAGATTCTGTTTGTATTGTGGAACAACGGCATCCACATAATTTGAAGTGCTGTAATTTACAGGCTGTCCGTTATCGCCAGTTTTAGTGCCTGATATATTCGGTACCTGACCAGTTTTTGCATATTGATCTGCCGCGCCTGGTCCACCATTCCATGCCAAAGCTACAGCAGTGGGGTCGTTATTGTATTTATCAAAGTACGAACCAATTTGTTTAGATGCCGTTGCATCCTGTGCAGCCGGTGAAGTATCAGTTGGTGATTGTCCAGCCGCAGCAGCCCAACCGGAATAATTTGATGGCAAAATTTGATAAGCCCCAACCTCACCCAAGGAACCTTGTGCATTATAATTTCCGCCACTTTCATGGCTTTTAATAGCCGATGTCATTGCGGCTACTTGGATGGGATTAGCCATAGAGTTAGTATTTGCCGTTTAAGATATCGAGAGCCGGATCACCTGAATTTGATGACGATGAACTGGAAGAACTATTAGGACTTGTAGAGCCCCCACCATAAATTGCATTGTAGGCAGTAGGACCAATCGCCTTCGTAAGATATGTTTGATCACTGGCTGAAAGAAGTTGTTGAAGTTTAGCAACCGCCGAAAGGTTAGAAGCCTTATCGTTTCCAATGCTTGGAACCAATGGAGCGATATAATCAACAGCTCCTGCATTATAGCGCGATGTAAAATCAGCACTGTTTACAAGTGTGTTCAGATTCGTGATATCACGGTTCATGGCTTGTAAATCAGGATTTGTAGTTGTTCCGAATTTACCAGCAAGTGTTTCTTTAGCGTACACATCCGGTCCGGTGTGGTTTAATCCACCACCAACTGAATCTGTACCAGCGTAATACTTCGCCATGTCCGTATTGAGAAGACCAAGTTGCGTCTCGACCTGACGATTTCCAATAATCGGCGCGCCAGTAGAAGCAGGTAAAGCACTTTCAATAGCCGATTGAGCGCTCGGAAGATCGCCACTCGCGAGATAACCACCAACTGTGTTTGCGAATTGCGTGCCCGTTTGTCCAGTCAAACCAAGATTGCTTTGAAGACCTGTGACAATGCTTGCTGTAGCAGGATCAAGGTTTGCAAGAGCAGCAGTTGAACCGCCAGTTTGCGAAGTAACCTGACCATTTGAGGTGGTGACCAATGAGGAACCACCTGGAAGAACTGTCGTAGCTGCAGGAGCTGTTTCTGTATAAAGCGTATCGAAGTTTCCTGTCGAAGGATTAAGCTGAATCATGTTGCCATTTGCATCCTTTTGAGGAGCGTAAATCTGTGCGTTGTTGTATGCCTTAGTGTAGGCATTCTGACGAGCATTTACCGCAGCATTGTATTGCCCCGTAAGCTGTTCAATATTTGAATTTATAACTTGTTGTTGTGCGCCAGCTTCACCTAAATATCCTGCAAGCGTTCCACCCGTTTCGATTGAATCTGTAGCTTCTGCATTGTCGCTTTGAGCTTGAAGAGCTGCAATCTTTTGTTGCAAAGAAACTTCATCAGCTCCTGGTACGGCAAGACTATTAGCATTAGCCAACATGCCTTCGTACGAATTTGGATCAGTTGGAGAAGATGTTGTATCCGTTACAGGAGGTACAACTGGTGGTGTGACTGGCGGAGTAACCGTAGGTACAGCAACACCAGAAGTACCGGAAGTAGAACCACCGGTGTAAGCAGGGTTTGGTGCGCCATTCGCAAGGGTAGCTAACGGAGTAGTTGGAGTTGGTACTGATGCCGTTGTGATAGGTGAGGCAGCCGCCTTAGGTGAGATGGGTGGTGTTGAATAAGCTGGCTTACCTACGTTTTCAGAAGGCAAACCGCTCGTAGCGGCTGTTCTTGTTGCTACCATTCCAGGAGTGGTCGTAGCTGGCGGAGTGGCAAGAGGACTAGGCATTATTCCTTTTGCAACACCAGTAGCAAAGTCTCCTAACCCATTTAATGATATACCAACACCCTTATCAATTTGATTTCCAAACCACCCTCCAATGTTTCCAGCTCCTTTCGCAATAGAACCTAACCCAGCTCCTATGCCTCCAAAAAATTGTGACGTCGATGGTTGGGCCATATTAGTGTTGCATGAACTGGCTCATGCTTGGTTGACCTTGTTTAGCTTGTGGAGGAGGTGCAGAATTCTTGCCAAACTGATTTAAGTATAACGCCATATTGGAATGGACGGTATGCGACGGTGGAGTACCACCCGTAGCCGGTGGTGGCGTGGGAGTGGATGCTGTTTGAATACCAACATTCCCTGGAACGCTTGGATTGTTCCCGGGGGCCGTTACTGCTTTTTGGAATTGTGCAATCGGCATAGTGTGGTGTGGATGAAAACCAGGGGGAACCATCGGTTGTTGAGGTTGGATAACCATATTATAGAATTTGCATCGGAGCTAAGTTAGGATTTACCCAAGTACCGTCATAACCATCATCGAGTACTACACTAGCCGTTTTCTTTCCGCAGTCATCAAGCATTTGTTGTGTGAGTTCATCAAACTGTGCTCGGTAGCCTTCTGCTTTACTTGTGTCTCCATTCTTTAGAAAATATTCACTCACCGCCCACCAAACTGGGCCTATCTGATACTTCTCCGGCGTTACCATCACGTCTCCTATGATACATGATGCTGTGCCCGTAGCGATTGATGCACCGACGTAATTATTGACTAGTGTGAGGTGTGTCGTATCCACGAAAGATAAAATCTGATACCACAAACCATCGCCTTTACCAGCAGCGAATGATGGAGCGATTTGGATATACGCACCAGCCATACCAGCTGTCATGGCTGTCGTTGCCATGGTCAAAGTAGGTGAACCTTGTGTGGCAGTCACAACCGTTGCCGTCGTTAAATCAGCAATAGCGAGATCACGAACCGCAATCTTGTAGTTAATTGTAATAGTGTTTGAAGAAGCCGAAGGAATGGGCCAGAAACCAATCTGTCCATTGAGGATGTAACAGTAAGAAACATCGGTCGAGGTAACACCAGTGGCAGTGTTGATCGTGTCCCAAATATCGCGTGAGGTTGCCTGATAAGTGCGGAAGATCGTACCACCTGATGTAACTGAACCGACCGTGATTGTTGCTGTGATTAACTTATCGACGTTATTTGGAATGTTGTAGAATTGTTGTCCTGCAATGGTAGTCGTCTGCACGGTACGTTCAAGGAAAGGCCACTCGGTCGTTCCCAACATGAACTTATAACCCACGTTAATGTTTTGGGCACCTAAAGCAAGGTTGTTGGTTGTCTGAGAACCAGTGAGTAGACCGTACAAATTCTGTGCTCCCGTATATGTTAAAATCACATGGTTAAAGTTAATGTGTTATTCCGTCGTTTCGACCTCGTCATATTCAGCGATTATCCGTTTCACAATAGGCGCACTCGTTGTGTCTGATCCAACTGACCACTGAATGATCGGCGACAAATCCATGAAGTTTGGTAATGGTTTCCCACTCGTATCGTATTGAATATGGAAAAGTTGGTTAGTGGCATTGATGAGTTGAAGATTTGTAATCACAGCTGTTGGTTGAGCTGGCGACATGAAGTTTGAAGCAAGATTCACACTTACTTGTAATCCAACGGAACCTGATTGTTGGTTGGCAAACTCAACACGCAAGCGAGTTACTTTTCCTTGTTTATCAGCAGCGAATAAAGGAGAAGCCATTGGGAGTTGAACATAAGCTTTTGTGTCGTAACCTGCATTGAATTGATTCAAAGCAGAACCACTGATTAGTGGGCCTTGCAGGTTATTAAGTGTGCGCAACATCCCACCGGAAGTCTGTGAGGTGATGAAGTTGATAACGTTCAAACCGGAAGGGAGACCAGCGCCCATATAACCGCCTGGCAGGTGCATTGGAGCCCCGTATTGATACACGACGCCATTGGGCCCTCCATTAACTGTGCTAGACCAACGAATGCAAAGTCCTGATGCTTCGGCACCACCATGGATAGGAGGAGAACCGATAAAGTCCATCACCGAAGAAAACTTAGTACCGTCAAAGACTTGCAGTCGAGCCGTGCGAGTTGAAAATTGACCGTCACCAAATGTTGGGCGAGCTGAAGTAAAACAAGCCACTGTGCCGTTCCATTCCACGGCTTCGGAGACGTAGTTATCAAACAATTCATAAAGATACGTGGCGGCATTGCTCGAATAGTCCCACATGTAGCAACGCGCCTCTCCAACTTCTTTCGTAAGAGAACCACTAGCATTTACCGTTGGATAATAGAAACAAAAGATACATAAGAACGTTTGAAAACGTGCAAAGCAAGTAATACGCCAACCGACTGGTAAAACGAAAACTCCTGGGTAAAATGTTCCTGTGTTTCCTACGTTTCCATCGTACATGTGGACTTGGTTTCCATCACCAATATAGAGACGGTTGCCTGTTTCGTTCCCTACTATTAAAGGGTGGTCGAAGAATGGATTTATTGTAAGAGTTGGTTTGGTATTTGCTGTCGCTATATTTGGGAAACCGAGGGGAGTACCCACTGCATTTAAGGCAACTTCTGACATGAAATTATCTTGAAAAGTACCACTATCTAGATAATAACGACCCACGTTCCAATAAAAAGTATAGCTCGTACCGCTTACCGTTTTAGTGTAGCCAATTGGAACATTATACGAATAGAAAATAGAAGGGGTGGGAGAGTACAAACCACTCACAGTTCCATTAGCTGAATAGGCAACAATATCGCAACCATTTATTAAAGTACCTGAAGAATCTGGGTTAATTGAATAGGGCCAATTACCAGAATTTGTCACGACTGCAGTTGTTGCCATACTGATCTGAGCGATCTGTGCATCGGTAGCAGTGATCATGTAGCCAAAACCTGTTGTAGGCCCTCCCGAAACTATTGTTGTTAATTCAAAACCAACACAAGCATTTATGGGCTGACTAGTGAGAATTCCTGATGTCGTGATTAAACTTGGTGCAAAGTCAGGTGAAAAATATCCAGCGAAACGATAAGGGTTAAATTCGGCTGAAACCAAACCAGCTCCGAGTTGTGGTAATGGAGAAGTTGTTGCAATAGCAGAAAGATATTGAGGATCAAGACAAGACAAAGCATCCGATTGATCCCAGATGATTAACTTATTTTGATAATCAATTTGTGGCATATCAAGTAGTTTGGTACGAACCTTTGTTTAGAGGGATCAGAAACACAGACACTGTAATACTCGTAACTGATGTAAGCGTGCCAGTCGTATGTATGCCTAAAGCTTGTCCACGCGTCAGGGTGCAGTTTGCAGTATTCAAACCTACCGTAGTTCCTGAATTGATTCCTGAAATAGCTCCAAAGAAAACAGGAGTGTTGGCAGTCCCGCTGATCGGGTAGGCTCCCGCTGCAAGCATCCCGTTTCCACTACCTGGAGCCGTGCCAATGGGGAGCTGTTCAACTTGAATGGCTGCTGTCCCAGTCCCTGCGGGATTCCATGAAATAGCTACTGAGATAACTTGGCAAGGAAAAAAAGCAACAAAGATAGGCACAGTACATCCAGCAGCAGGAACAGGAGCTGCGGCAGCAATATAAAAATTTGCATAAAATCCATCCTTCCTCAAGATTTGTTCAAATTGAGGAACCAAACCAGGCGATCCTTGGAGTGCTTGGGTTGGCGCGGATGTAGGATTCATATTTAACGTGTATAGGTGGCTCCGAAAACGGTAAAAGCACTATCAGAAGCATGTGATACGTTTGACACTCCAAAAGTTGAACCACTTAAACCAGTTGGCATATTCGAGGTCAAATTAGTGGCAGCAGATAATGCACCGCCATTTTGCCTCCAATAATAGTTCACTGACGTTCCACTAATTACGTGAACAATAAAATCAAATGAATCGAAAGCAGCCATAGTAACTAAAGCGGCCGAAGCGTTTTCAGTGGTTCCATCAGCCTGCGTAGCGAAAACACTACATGTACCACTAGCTGAACGAGTGATCTTGAAGCCTATATGAGCAACCGTATAAGTAATACCTGTTCCAGCAACCGTTGGTGATCCCAAACCAAAGAATGCTTGCATATCCGTCCCTAACCCTTGATTGTTAACGGAACAAGAGAAAGTAGGATTGCCTATTTCTTCGCTGGCTTGTCCACTAAAAGCCCATGTCACAGAAGCACTTCTAGTCGTCGTTGCAGTCGTATCAAGCGACAATCCCCCAGAGCCATAGGTAATCGTACCAGAACCGGTCGGAGCAAACCGTGCCGCAACTGAAAAATCCGTGGAAATAATCAATGTTGACTGAGAACTACCAGCAGCAGCTTGGAATGACGGTAATGCACCCGCACCATTCGAGGTTAGAACCGTACCAGTGGCCCCAAGAGCAGCTAATGATTGAAAGATACCCGTAGCTGTAGTGCCAGCACAAATCACGCTATAGGCCGTTGTAGTGGCCAATCCAGTGCCACCATATTGAACGGTAACAGGCGTACCTTGCCATACACCTGTTCCAATCGTTCCAATGGAAGTAAGAGAGGAGAGAGTCGCTACGGCTGAATTAACCAGCGTGCCAGAAGTGGGAAGCGTGATTGATGTTGAGCCTGTCGTCGTAAACGTCAAAGCATTGGTTGCAGAGAAAGTCACTACCTCACCCCCCGCGAACGTGATGGCGTTCGTTCCTAAGGTTGTGGAATCTGAAACAGTCAACGTCTTTAAGTTGGTTACTGTTAATGTACCTGTGGTGGTTGTGATTGTTAATCCATTTAACGAAGTTGCAGTTGCAGCACCTAGAGCTGGCGTGATTAAAGCTGGAGAGCTAGTCAACACCACATTTCCCGTGCCATTAGTCGAGGCAGCAGAAATGGCCGTACCATTACCCTGCAAGATTCCAGTAATGGAAGTAGAAATAGTGATGGCTGGTGTCGTAGTCGCAGTGGCTACTGTTCCTGCAAATCCGTTCGTTGAAACGACCGATACACTTGTAACAGAACCAGAACTACCAGAAGCGGCAATGGTTACCAAACCACTAGCCCCAGCAGTGAGGGTAATGTTTGTTCCGGCAGTTAAGTTTAGAACTGTTTGGCTGCTATTAGAAACACTGTTTGTCTGTAGTGTGATCCCAGATAAACCTGTAGCTGATAACAGAATTCGACCGTTAGCATCAACCTGAATTGGTGCGACCAAACCCGTAACGTCATCGACGCCAAGCAAAGTCGGTCTTGAATTTTGATCGCGTGGCGCGTTGCCGTCGGGAGAGGCCATATTAAGGTGTGGTTAATGGAACAATAATTGTATTCGCATCACAAAACGCTTCCATCGTTTCACAATCAGCGAGAGCTTGTGTGTTGAGCGCAACGGCGGCGGTTACGATAGGTGTTTGTGCCTGTGTATTTGCTTGGATGGCATCAACTTGTTCTTTAGAGAACACTTGTACCGAACCGTTGTCGGCAGTGACCTGAAGCGCGTTGTTTCCGTCGGCATCCTGAACGAGTGCGAGGGTCATAGAAGGATTTTAGGAGTAAACAGGGATATATCCGACGGTCGCTCCACCCGTGATCACCTTGATAAATCCTTGTGGGTTAGAGGTCGTTGCTCCAGACGTCCAGGTCGTCGCTGGGGTCGAGGTGGTCGCGGTGTAGGTGATATTGGCTGTCGTACTTCCAATGCCCGAAAGATCAATACCTCCCGTGAAGCGAGACAAGCCAGCCTTCACGTTGATGGCGTAGGCGTTGGTGAGCGTCGCGTTCGTGCCTGCGATGGGTGCGCCACTGATAGTTACCGTTGATGCAACGGTAAAAGTTGAAGCGGCGGCGGCGGCAAACGTCGGGGCATTAAATAAAACGTAATCTGCTTCTGCAACGGTACCTGTGGCCCATGTCATCGTAGACGTGACCATGTTCAGCTGTGGAGCGTTGTTTGTGGCTGTGATCGACGAGAAATTCGGTGGAGTGATGGAAAGCGAAGCTGGGGCCGAACTTGTATTGGTAGGCGTGATGGTGACTGATCCTGTGGGTGTAAGAGCAAGGTGAGTTAGCCCACCACCCGCACTCAAAATCATTCCACCGCTATTCTTGGCCCATAAGTTGAGCTGACCAGAATTGCTCCAAATTTGAGCATTGTTCGTCGTAGCCGTCGAAGCACCGCCTGTGAATCCAACAGCACCACCAGCGATGTTTAGAGCATAACCCTGTGTGATGGTCGCATTCGTTCCCGCGATCGGAGCACCAGAAATAGTTACGGTCGAAGCCACAGTAAAGGTAGAAGCAGCAGCAGCAGCAAAAGTAGGGGCATTAATTTGCATGTAATCAGCCTCTGCAACCGTACCTGTCGCCCACGTTTGAGTAGACGTAACGAACAAGAATTCTGGAGCGTTCACTGTGGTCGTTATACCCGTATTATTTGGCGGCGTCCATGAAGAAAAAGCAACTGCCCCAGATGAAGCTGCAGACCCGTTCCATACTTGTGAGCCAGTGGCTGCAACCGCTAAAGCAATTGTAGTGTTGTTCACAATAAACTGAAGTGTCGCATTATTCGGTACAACTCGAAAGACCCCTGCACGACCGAAGGTGCCATTATTTTCAGTAAAACCAACAATTAAACCATAACTACCTGCAACACCACTATTAACTGCAAAATAGGATTCATTGGATGTACCTGAACTCGACGTACTTATTTGTAAGACTTGCGTTACATCATTAGTGATGATTGCTTCACCCGAACCATTAGCTCGATGAAAAAAAGCCGTACATAAACCCATACTAAGGTAGCCTGTTGACACGGAGGCGTTTACTTGAAGCTGACCATCTAAACGAGTTACACCGCCTTTAGACCATAAACAATACCCATTCGTAATTGTAGCATTCGTACCAGCAATTGGAGCACCTGAAATAGTAAACGTAGCCGCAGAAGTAATTGTCGAAGCTCCCGCGAACGCCAAAGTGGGCGCATTGAATTGAGCGTAATCGTATTCAGCCAATGCACCTGTCGCGTAGGTTTGCGTTGAGGTTGCAAGTATAAATTGCGGCGCGTTTGTCGAGAGCGTGATTGCTGTATTGGATGCTGGCGTAAACAAGGCTGTGATGGGCACGCCTGATGAAGATGCTGTTTGCGCTACGGAAAGAGTAGCCGTTGGCGAAGCTGTGCCAATCCCTAAACGAAAGTTCGTATTATCCCAAAAGAACTTGGCATTGTCTTGTCCCAGATTTCCTGAACCGTCTACGAACAAAACTGATCCACTGGTTCCACTCCCAACGGCATCCCCAATAGCCATGACTCCGCTATTGCCGCCGCTTCCAAAAAAAGCTGACATACGGGGATGTGTTAGGAGTTAAGCGTCAAATCTTGTGCGTACCAAACAGAACCACTTACCTGTTGAGAAGCCGACAAGTTGAGGACGAAATTGGAGCCATCTGCGAGAACAAACGGGCAGTGATCGCACGAATCATGTTCCCATCCCATATTGGATGTGAAGTCCATCACGTCCATTATTTTTGTCGCTCCGTTGTACAGCGTGATGTTGTTGCTTACATTGCAAAACAAGGTAATCCGATGGATACGGATCGTCTTTCCAGCAACGCCCGTGATGATGGTGTTGTTGCCAGACGTAGCAATCGAGATGTCCGCGCGGATAATCTCGCCTTTGTGTCGAAGAAGTTCTTGGGACATATTTTAGGATAAATCTCTCCGCTTGTTCCGTAAGTCAGTAACGTCGTTGATGAGGCTCTGATGTTCGTCGCGCAGTTTATTCACGTCCTTGATGAGTTTGGCGATCTCCGATTGAAGTTTCGCTTTCATTTGGGTCAAGGTTGCAAGTTGTTCCTGCTGCGCTTTTCGTAGGTCGCTCTTTTGAAAGAGCTTCATCATACGGCGGCTTCAGTTACGGGAGCGGGAGGAGTGTATTTAGGGCAGCCTTTTTTGTGTCGAACGCCCTTTGAATCGCATGTGTCGCAGAAAGGAGCTTTGCCCTTAATGCTGGAGCTTGGCTGATCTGGCTGCGGCAAGTGCGGAGGCACTGGCTTGTTCTTGTTCAAAAGCTCCGTGGTCATTTGGTTCTGGTCAACCTCCTCGGAATCATCTTGCTGGAAGATAATCTTGGCATAGATTTCAGCGCGCACAGGTACGCTATTCGTGCGAATCTGTTTCTCGGCATCTTTGACGCCAATGTTCATGTGGTTGATCTCGTCGTCGATCAGGTGCTTGGCAAAGTGTTCTGCCAACCAATCCTCCAAAAAGATTTCCTGGTGAGGTTTGAAGGTGTAACTGACGCTGTTCCACTGCCAGGTAAAGGTACGATCCGTGAAGTTCTTGAACAAGACGCTTTTCATAAGGGTTTGGCGGTGGATGAGTTCCGCTATTTGACATCCGACGGGGCTGTTTTAGGCACAGCCCCGATAAGCCTTTGAACAATTAGATGTTCAAGAAAACCAAGTTGTACTTCGTTGTCACGCCCGTTTGAGCGGCCATGCCGATCTGAACGGTCGTCGCAGCCACCGTCATCACAGCACCAGCGGTGTTGGTTGAAGGGGAAACGCCGAGGCCGACGGTCGTACCAGCATCGTTCAAGACAGCGATCAAACCTTTCGTCTGGAGGAAGCCGAAATCTGTCGCAGCGACAGGATAAAGAGCCACACCAGCAACGGCGTTGGTTGCGGTCGTAGGATAGATGATGGTGTTCGCGTACAAGTTCGGCATCAAGCTGATGCGCGAGGTCGTGTCGAGCGTCGTGATCACAGGATCTTCAATCGTGATGACCACCGTACCAGTCGTGGTGGACTGGGCCGTGTTGGTTTTCACGAAGAAGGTTTGACCAGCACCCGTGCCGTCGTTCACGAAGCAATAGCCGTTCGCGTATTGACCGAGTGTCGAGGCGGTGCCGCCGAGCGTTGCGCTGATGGATTGACCACCAGTGACAGTGAACGGTGTGACGCAAACCATGTTTTGGTGGTTGGCGACGACAGCCGCGCCTTGATAGACCTTACCTGGAACCCAGGCGGTCGCGCCGACTTGGGCGTAAACGAACTCGCGACCGTCCGTTGAACGGATACGATCACCGAGGTTCGCACCTTGTGTGGTGTTGTCCGAGAAGGCCAGATCAGGCGCGGTGACCATTCCTGGACAGAGTTTTGTAGCCATAAAATAGGGCTTAGATGATTTATGTAATCGGTGTGGCAAGCGTACCAGAGGCGGCGACCAAACCTGTTACGTTCCACACGGTCGCGGAGATGGCCGTGAACGTGAGCGTGGTCCCGATCAATCCACCCGTCGTTGAACCGTTCATCGAGAGGGTGTAGTTGCTCGTTCCGTTTGCGAAGAACGCTTTGGTAGTAGCCGATGCGCTGATAAGCGATTGAACCGCGCCTGAAAGAAAGATGCTTGACTGGACTGCTGTGACGCTGTGCGCGTTGGAGGTAACCGACACGCTCACAATGAACGTGAAGATCATCCCCGCAACAGGCGTCGTCGGTAGCGTATACGCGATACCCGTCGCAGCATCCATCAAGAATACCTGACCGCTTTGGGCGGCCGTGAGCGCAACGGTCGCGCCACCAGAGGCGTTGACTGCGCCTGGAACACCGAGCACGCCGCCAATCGTCGTACCAGCGGGAAGCGTGGTCGCACCCGTAACAGCGAGCGTGCCCGTAACAGCGAGCGTGCCGCCGAGTACCACGTTCTTGTTCGTGTTGAGCCCCTGGTACTTCACCAGAGGCAAAGCATCTTCGAGTAACATCGACATAATCTTGTAGACCCTCCCCCGTAAACGGGGTCAAAGGTGATTATTTTTTCTTAGAAGACCAGAATCGTTTAGAACGTAGTTCACTCACTCGTTTCGCCTGCCAGTCTTTCATTTCGGGACGATCCCAATGTTCGTGGCTATGCGTCGACTGAGTAAGCAGTTCAAGATTTTCTGGTCGATTATCGTCTTTGAATCCATTGATGTGGTGAACAACCTCATGCTCTTCGAGCAATCTTCCAAGTTTTGTTTCCATCACAAGGCGATGTTCTCGAACATATCCATTCGCTAATGCGTTCGGATGATCTGGCTGTCTCACATAAACGTATCCATCTTTGCTTAAGACCTTTCCGCCTTTCCAAACATTGTTTCCGTTTCCAGTTCCATGATTGAGAGTCTGAATGACTTTCAAACGATGTTCCTCGGTTAGTTTCTTCCCAAGATGAGCCTGACGCAGCTTTTCTTTGGTTTCTATCGAATGATGATAACCAAGCCGTGAAAATGGAATCCCTTTAGTTGAGAACGGACGAGCCTTTACTCCGAGCTTTTTCAATCGGCGCGAGATTGACTTTGCGTCGCAGCCGAATTGCTTACCGAGGACTGTCATTGACTTTCCTTCGGCGTATTCCTTGACGAGCTGATCTTCGTTGAGAGATGTGGGTTTCATAGGCCACTATATTCTCACTTCTGATCTACACCGTCAAGCAATTTTTACACACCTGTCACGCCTGTCAAAACGCCCTGGCGCAACGGGTTGTCGCAGCAGAGTTCGCCACCGAGGTAAATGTGACCGACGACAGCAGCGGCATCCGAAGGCTTGATCCAGCCGCTCCATGAGAAGCCGAGGCCCAGCACGTTCGAGTAATCGTTGCCTTCGATGTCAACGGACTTGTACTTAATGGCTTCCGTCATCGCCATCGGGAGCGCGCGCCACTCAATGAAGTTTTCGTTCAAGAAGTAGAGGTTGCCGACCGTACACTTTTCATCAGCCAAGATCGCGAAGCCCTTATAGTCCAAGCCAGTGAAGCCTGTACCACCGATGAAGCCCGACTGGGAGTTCAAGCCCTTGTTGTCGTTCTTCATGTTAGCTGGCGTCTTGTTGATGCGTTCTTGCGGCTGGAGAAGCTGTTCGTACAAAGCCCAGGTCGCGGGATCGGTCACACCGACAGTCGGCTTGATCGTGCCAGAGGTCACGGCGTTGTAGAGCGTCGCCATTTTCGGCAAGGACAGTGTGCCGCCCGAAGCCGTTTTGGTTGCTTTGATGGTTGGGAAAGTCGTGCGGGACAATCCACCGAACGTCGCAACGGAAGTACCGTCATCGACGATCGCAGCGAGACCCAAAGGATCTTTGTTTCCGTTGCCCGTGCCATCGAGATAGAACAAGCCACCGACCGAATCGGCCATGTCTTGTGCGGCACCCTTCACTTCGATCGCAGCGAGGTCGATGATCTGATCATCCGTCGCGTTGGCGGACAATTCATCAAGCGGCAAGGCGACCGAGATTTGATAGAAAGCAGGATCGAAGGCCAAGAGCTGGCGGTTGTTCGTGGCGGACGTGGAGAACGTATCCATGCCTGCGAACGAGGTTCCCGTGCTGTTCTTAGAGACTTTCACTGGGTACTTCATTTGGTTACCGCTCCACTTTTTCGCGCGCGATACAGTGCGTGTGAAGAACACGTTGCTTTTAAGCACAGTGTCAACCACGAAAGGCATCAGCTTGAAACGTGTGGTAGTGGTAACTCGATTGCCTAATGTAGCCATAGAGTTGAATGAGTGAGATTAAAACAGGTCGGTTACGTCTTTTCCTGCGAAGTCCGCAGCGGTCATGTAGTCTTTTTCACCGCTTCCATCACCGCCGCTGTGCGAGGGTGACAGTGAATTGGCGAAGGACTTGCGCGCACCCATGCGGGCTGCGTTGGAATTGCCGTTGATTTTTTCCATCAGCGTCAGACCCTTGGCCAGATCGTAGTTTCCGTCTTGATCCATGACTGGATTTTCGAGCATAAACTTCGCGAGTTCCTGGCGTTGCTCTGGGGTTTTGATACGCCCGCTTTCTTCAAGCGCGGCATACTGATCGTCGATGAAATCATTAGCTTCTTCAGTTGCTCGCTGCTCCGCAAGTCGTGGAGCCTCTTGTTCGCGAACCAATTCTTCCTTCACGCGCTGACGTTCAGACGCTTGATGGGCTTGGTATGCGTCCCAAGCGGCCTTGTCGCCTCCAAACCATGCTGGCACCGCCTGATCAGTGCTGGCGGCTGGTGCGGCGGCTTGCGTAGCTTTACGCTCCTGCTCTTCCTTGAAGGCAAGAAGTTCTTCGTTCTGGCGTAACAGTTCGCGATTGCGGCGCGCAACTTCGCGCAAGCGACCAACTGGTACTTTGTGCGATTCCGCACTCTTAGGATCAGTGACTTCGCCAGGAGTATTCTCGCCCTCCTGCGATGGCTCGTCTTCCTCTGATTCTTTGTCCGCTAGCGGGGCGGGAGGAGTTGTCATCTCCTCTGTCTGCTCGACAAACGGATCTTCACCGTCGGTCGGCAGGCTCGCTAAAAAGTCTGACACAAGGTTTTTGGTTTAATTGTGAATGAAATTACTTACCTGGCATCGGCTGTGGCGCGGCGGCGGCAGCCTTCAACGCGTCGGCTTGATAGCCCAGTTTCGACTTTTTCTTTTTCTTCATCGGCATCTTTCCTTTCGGCATAGCTGCGGGCGGGGGAAAAGGCATACATCTTAGGCTAAGGGGTTATTAGAGGCTCCGAGCGCAGGCATCGGGCCTGCTGGAGGTGCTGGGGCTTGTTGCGGTGGCGGTAGACCCGCTGGGGAACCAGGCGGCGCACCAGGGACACCAGGCGGTGCTGGCGGCGCGGCTGGCCCACCCGCAGGTGATACCTGACCAGAATCATCTGGCTTCTGTGGCTGATTCAATTCTGGGAAGAGCGAAGCAGGATTTGATTTCCACAGATACAAGTTCTTCGCGGCCTCGCGTGGGTTCGGGTAATCGAGGCGTTCAAACAGCGTGATAGGATCGAGCGCACCAGCCGAGAACAATTCCACGGCTTCGTTGCGGCGCGACATCGGATCTTGCGGGATCATCGAACCTTCCTTGATCGTGACGCGGATGCGGCGGTTCAGATCCGACTTCTTCAGCTCGACGTACTCGACGGCGTTTTCCTTCCCGATGATCGAAGCAGTGTGATCCTCGGAGTAGTAGACGTAGAAGAGTTGAACCCACCAGTTGTAAATGTTGTCGGCTGCCTGTTCGATGAAGGCTGTGACACCCCCACCGATTCGATCCAATTCCTGCGAGCGCGCGGCTGCTTGACCCTTCTGCGTCTTGGAATCGCCTTGAGCAGCTTGACCACCCGACAAGACTTTCGTTCCAAATATGCCTTTGAGTTCGTTGCGATAGTCCAGGAGTGTTTGATAGACCATCGGAGCCAACTCTGGGGCTGCTAGGCGTGCGATGGCTTTATTCACGTCACCGCTTGGAACCCAGATCGTGTTGCCCTTGCGGACGGCTCCAGCGACGCTGTATGCCTGCTCCTTGGTGAACACGTCGCCCGACACTGCCAAACCATTGTTGGTATTCTGCGCGTTCTTGCGGATCTGTTTGTTCAGTTCGTTGATGTTCTTTTGGTTTGGAATCGCTTGCTCGAACATGTTCGTATCGTCCACTGGATGCTTGCCCAAGTTGAAGACCGACAGGAAGATGAACGGCATTTTGCGCTGCTGGAAGTGGTTCAACCCACGGCGCAAGGCTTTCGGACTGACACCTGGAATGTTCGGATCAGGCGGGATGTCGTAGTTCCAGTGAGGATTGCGGCCTTTGGAAAGGACTTTCTTCTTCAACGTCGAGAACGTCATGTCGGGCGTCCACCACTCGATGAAGCCGATCTCAGTTGCATCGTTGTCCTTTGATTCCGTGTCGATTTCCTTGGCCATCGACTTGAACATGCGCTTCATGTCGCCTGCCGTTTCCTTGCGGTGAATGCCGAGGTACCCGCCCGTGTACTCGCCTTTCTCGTCGATCGTGGCATCAGGGTCGAGGATCATCACCTGTGGACGTTTGACGACCGTCTTGATGTCGTCCGACTGCTCTGACCAACCGACCTGCACCACACCGAGGAAGTACATAGCCCAGTAGCGCGTGAGACGCGACAGGCTGATTTTGAGCGACTGACGATCGGCCTGGAAGCGGAGGAACTGGGCCACCTTGTCCGCGAGATCAATGCCGTCAGGCGTGTTGTCCGTCGTCACGACTGGATCAGGATTGCGCGCCGATGAGAACGGGATGAAGGTTTCGAGAGCTTCCCAAAGCGTGTTGTCCGCCATTGGATCGTTCTTCACCATGTCGTCGATGTTGTTGTTGAACGCCTTGCCCAACCAGTATTCATCCGAGGCTTTGCGACGCTTCTGAAGGCCAGAATCAAAATCCTTCCAGCGATCCTCCCAAGTTTTCGCTGATTTCAAAAGATCAGCGTCATTGGTGTCTGTTTGTAATTCAGGAAGAGAAGGCGTGAGTGGGCCTTCCATCGTTTCCAGTTTTTCGGGATTCTCAACCTTGTTGATATCTTGGCCAAGGGAGAAGAATCCATCGAGTAAATCAGGAGAACCCATACAAAAAGGCGAGACACCAAAGAATAAATTCTTGAAGGTATCCCGCCGCTGTATAGGTAGGGAATCAGGAGCAACCGAGTACGGCTAAGTTGTCTTTACGTTCCAATTTCTTGATACAACCCGCGCTATCATAGTGGATTGTAACACTTCCTTCCGCTATGTCAAAAGCACCCGAAGCAATCAAGATGTTTGCCAGGTCAATGTACCGCTGGATCTTGGTGTCAGCCGATACGATCTGGATTGAAAGCAGGGTGGGTGGCATATCAATCATCGGTTACCTCGTCCTCGTCTGGAAACGCTGGCGATGGCGCGTGCGTCTTGCCGAAGATGAGCGATGGCGACGGTCGAAGCTCGGTTGAGTCCTCGCCTGATGACATGAACGAGGCTTGACCCTTCTGCCCGTATTTCTCCATGCCGACGCGCCACAGCACCGTTGCGTGCGCCCAGTGATCCATGCCGTTTGAAGAGAGCCACTGGAAGATGTCGTTGGCCCGCGAATCCTTGCCGTTGACCTTGTAGAGCGTGCGCCAGTGTTTGATGTAATCCTCCCAATCCATCAGGTTGCCTTGAAGCGGGATGCGGCGCGTCAGGAACTCGTCAATCACTAACTGGATCATCGGGTTACGATCCGAGGCCACGGAGCCGAAGTCTTGTTTCTCACCCCATTTTATAAGATTGAAGTTCTTCTTGTCGCGTGCGTAGTGGTTCAGAAACACTCGACCAGGGAACTTCTCACGCAACTCGCGCGGCCCTGTGATGTCAGGGGCACCATCGACGATCAGAACAGCAGTTGAATCGTTGCGAAGATATTGCTCGATCGTCTTCCAGCTTTCCGTCACGCCGTAGAAGTAAAGTCCCTCGGAGTTGCCCATGACGTAGTGCTTCTTGACGCCACTATCGCAGCCGATGATTGTTCCCTTCTGCGAGTTGACCTGGAGCGTCATGTTGCGCGTGAAGATGTCGTCGCTGATCGACGAACCATCCACAGCGTATGGCAGACCGAGAACCGATCCCCAAAAGTATTCGTGTCCCTTGGTGTTGAAGTATCCCAGGATCTCGCGTGCCGTGACCCAGGGAGCCATCATCAGGCTCATGTGGTAGCCAGACCATTCACCAACAGCTGTGGGCTTCCAGACGCCAACCCGACGTGTCTCACGGGTGATCTCGGCGTCACAACCGAGACATTGGTAACACTCGCGCACCTTGTCGATGGATTCAGGCCAGCGAAGATACTGCTCCTCACCACACTCGGGGCAGGTGATGAACCATTCTTTCTTGTCCGAGAGTTCCCACGCAACGGAGCCAGCCGCACCCATGTTGCGAGGGTTGGTGAACTGCCACTTGCCTTTGTACTTGGACTGCTGAAGGCGTGAGTCCAGCTTCTCGATGTTCTCCTGGCTCGACGCGTCGAGTTCGTCGTTGACGTTCAGATCCGACGTGGTGATGAGCGTGTCGGCCAGCGTGTTGGTTCCCTGGTAGTTGACCATGTTATCCCCAACCTGCTTCTGTTCGAGCGTGTCTGATGTTTTGATGTACTTCTGAAGCTCTGGGTTGTTTTCGATGATGCGGTTGACCTTGGAGCGAACGAAGCCGTACATCGCATCCATCGTCGGCAGTGTGTAGATGATCTCAAACCTTTTATACTTTGCGGCCCACAGAGTCTTGATGATCATCAGCGTTGAGAAGCCGAGCTGCGCTGCCTTCAGCACGATCTGAAGCGACGACCAATCATCAGCGATATCAAAAAGAAAAAGATGGTCGCGCCAATCGAGCGATTCACCTTTCTCGTTCTTCACGTTGTAGAGATCAAGCCAAATGGAAAACTCCAACGTCGTCAGGTCGATGAGATCCTGCTTAGTTGGACTTGACGTATTTTGTTCGGACGTTGGTTTTGATCCCATGTGAGAGGAGAGCCAATTCTTCCAAACGAGCCTGATCAATGTTCACTTGAAGCACTTCAGCCTTAATGGGCGCGTATGTCCCATGAACCTTGAAAGTCATGTCAGCAGCCGTCAAACGATCTCGCGCTTTCTCTTCCACATTGGTAAGGATCTCGCTCACAACTCCCTTGGCAGTTTCAGGATCGAAGCCAAGTATTCTCATTTCCTCTTGGACGCCTTTTGCGGCTATCACACGGCCAGGTGTTGCTTTCGCTGTCGTTTCGTCGTAGCCAGCTGAAACCAGCATTGTGTCTAACCTGTCGTAATCCCCATTAGACACTGCCTCGACGAGTTTCTTAGCAAGCCGTTTCTGTCGCAAAGTGGCCATATCTCATCATAATAGCTCGTTACCCTCCTGTTTAGCCAGTTTCGTTGCGAATGGATCGGTGGGAGATCCGTAAACCTTCTCAAACAA